CAATGAAACCCAGCCTCTCCAATGGCCTCGTGTGGAAGCACTGATTGACGGATACTATGTGGACTCAACCGAGATCCCTAAAGAAGTCAAAGTTGCAATTTACGAGGCTACAGTTGCACAAATTCAAGGCAACTCTCAGCTAAATACGCAAGATCGACGCACGATCAGCGAAACTGTTGGTGATATTTCGATTACTTACGCTGCTAATAGCGAGAATCGCACAATCACCCCAGCCCTGACATACGCCCTGAACAGGTTGACTGTTCCGGCTGGCGCAGTGAGTCGGATGTGAGCTACAACTATCTAGGAGTCAAATCTACGGCTTCTAGCCTGCTATCCAAGTTCGGACAGCTCCAAGTTCGGACAGCAGCTCACCTTCACTCGCACTGCAAACTCTACTTACGATCCAGACACAGGCACTGCTACGACATCAAGTAGCACGTACACCAAGTATGCCTGTGCGTTTGACTATACGGATCGGGAAAGAGCAGAAGGAACCATTCAGGCTGGAGACCGTAGGCTTCTAGCTGAAGGCCACACATACGAAATTGGTGACTCCGTGTCTCTGAATGGCGATACCTACCGTATCGTCAACATTTCCAATATCCAGCCCGGAGATACTGCTGTGGCTTGCAACTTGCAGATACGGAAATGAGCAGCTTCACCGAACAAATGAATGATGCGACATTGAATATGTCGAATCTTCTAATTGAACAGGTGCGCACAGGCTTGATGATGATGTCCGATAGGATCATTGACCAAAGCCCTGTCGACACAGGCAGATTCAAGAATAATTGGATTCCGTCTGTGAATAACCCAGTTACAAGCAAGAAAGACACCGTGGATAAGTCTGGGTCTAGGGCAAAAGCGCTAGTCAGGACTTCTCTGGAGAAGCTCAAGCCCGGAGATACTTGGTATTTGCGGAACAACCAGCCTTATGGCGTAAGACTGGAATATGAAGGCTGGTCTCGTCAGGCTCCTAACGGATTCTTGCGTCTTAACGTAGCTAGAACCGCAAGAGAACTTGAGGTTCCATTTACTAGACTGAGGAGTAGGGGCTAGTGAGTACCTATTTCAACGATATTCAGGGTGCGCTGGATAACCAGCTTTCTACGCTGACTAGCTCTCCTCCTGTTGCTTGGCCAAATATTCCTTACGAGCCTTCAGTCGGCACATCTTACTTGCGCCCACTGTTTTTGCCGGGTGATACAACTCAGGCAGGTTTGGGCGATACAGGGCTAGATGATTCTTTCGGGATCTATCAGGTTGATGTGGTTTATAAGGCCGGAACTGGCCGTTCAACACTTCCTGATTCGATTGCCGATCATTTCAGCAGAGGCACAGTTTGCTCTTATAATGGGGTCAATGTAAGAGTAAGGTCAGTTTCCATTGGCCCTATGATTCAGGATGAGGCTTGGGTATTTGTGCCTGTCTCTATTTCTTGGCAAACATTTACGCCTGCGAGGTAAACAAAATGGCTATTGCAAACGGCGCACAACATTCCCTGCATTTCGTAGCTGAATCCACCTACGGAACTACCCCATCAACTCCGACTTGGACTCCGATCCCGCATACCGGAACGAATCTGGCTCTGACAAAAGATGCCATTGAATCCGAAAAGCTGCGTGGCGATCGTCAGGTAGAGGACTTCCGTCATGGCAATAAGACCATCGGCGGAGAAGTCAACGCTGAACTCGAATACGAAGCGTTTGACACGATCCTTGAAGCAGTCATGTGCGGAACTTGGTCAACCGACTCCTTGAAGCAGTCATGTGCGGAACTTGGTCAACCGACGTGCTGAAGACTGGCACGACCCGTCGCAGCTATACGCTTGAGCGTAAGTTCGCAGACTTGGCTACTCCTGAATACCATCGCTACACAGGCTGTGAATTCAACACCATGTCGCTGTCCGTAAGTCCTAATGCGATGGTTACTGCTACTTTTGGTGTTGTCGGTAAGGATCTGGCGCTTGCGACATCTGCTGTCGCATCTAGCACCTATTCCTCTGATGTAGGCAATTCTCCGTTTGACTCTTTCACTGGCTCTATCACGGAAGGCGGCTCTTCAATCGCCACTGTGACTAGCATCGAAATGAGTCTGGAAAATGGACTTGAGCCTTTATTCTCAGTAGGAAGCCAAACCACTAATCGCCCGTCTATCGGCAAAAGCCGTGTGACTGGCACGTTGACGACTTACTTCGACAGCAAGACTTTGTATGAGAAGTTTATCAATGAAACTTCTTCTTCCATTGTTCTGACCCTGACGGATGTTGATGGCAATAGCTATGAAATCGACATTCCGAACGTGAAGTACAACTCAGGCCAGCCGGATGTATCTGGTGAGGGCGCAGTTACTGTGGCTATGGAATTCGTAGCTCTGTACTCCTCTTCTGACGCATCTCAGTTGGTTATTACCCGTACCGACGCATAAGGAGACTCATGGAACTCAACAGGCTGAGTACCGCTACAGCGCATTCCGCAGGGGCGGAGTGCAATATCTTGTCACCAGTTGACGGCTCTCCCACGGACGTATTTATCACGATCCGTGGAGCAGACTCTAAAGAGTGGAGAGCGCTAAAGAAGAAGCAGACGACCAAAATCCTTGAGGCAAAGGCCGCAGGGAAAATGGATGATCTGGACTATGACAAGATGGATGTCGATGCTCTTGTGGATGCAACAATCTCTTGGCGTGGTCTTACAAAAGACGGTCAGGAATATCCATTCACAAAAGAGAATGCAGTAGAGCTTTATAGCTCCTCTCCATCCGTAGTGAATCAGCTTCTTGAGTTCCTGACCGACCGAGCAAATTTTACGGACGGCTGATTGATGAATTTGTAAGGTATGGCCGTTGGGCGTATTGGATCAACGGATACGCAGAAGGTTCAAAGATCAGCCGATATGAGGCTCTAAAACAGGTAGAGAAGAGCAGGGGCGAGACGCCAAGGGAGCTAAAAAATGCTCCTGAGCTTTCGGCAAATCATTCAGATTGTTGGGAAGCCTACATCTCGCTAAAAGAACATTCCTACCCAGAGCTTGAGAGTTATATGAGGGTTACTGGCCTAGAGCTTTCCGGCTGGGAAATCGAAGCCATAATGACCTTAGCCCGACATAAGGATAGGGAACCAAAATGGCCGATATAGCAACCCTTCAAATTCAAGTCGAAACCAAAGATGTCGCTGCTGCACAAGCGGCACTAAAAAGTCTTGGCGTTGAAGCAAAAGTAACAGAAACAAAGGTTGGCGGATTAGGCGAAGCTGCCAAAAAGAATCGCGGCGCTTTTCGCGCAATGCGCGGTTCTGTTCAGCAATTAGGTTTTCAGGTTCAGGATATTGCCGTACAGCTACAGGCTGGCACTAGTGCAATCACCGTATTCACTCAGCAGGGTTCTCAGATTGCTGCGCTATTTGGGCCGGGTGGCGCTGTATTTGGTGCTGTTCTAGCTATTGCTGGCGCAATTACTGGCGCTCTTGTTGGCTCAATGAACAGAGCAAAAGAAGAAGCAAAAGATTTAGCAAGCGAACTAGATAAGTTAATCGAAGCTAGTCGTGAGATGACTGAAGCTCAAAGGGTAAGAGAACTTCCGAAGCTATATCTTGCTTTGTCTGAATCAGTATCAAAAGCGCGAGCAGCAAATAAAGAACTAAATCTGGCAAAGCTGGAAGGATCTGCACAAGACGCGGAGACAATTCAGCGATTGAATGATCTTCGAGCTGAGCTGGAAGGATCTGCACAAGACGCGGAGACAATTCAGCGATTGAATGATCTTCGAGCTGTAGTTGATGACGAAACAAAACTACAAGGCGATCTTAAAGAAGCAATCGCTATTCTTCGCGGAGAGCGTTATTTATCATCTGATGCAGTTAGAGACAATCGAGAAGAGGCAGAAAAGCTAGTCAAGAAACTAGAAGAAGAAGCAAAAGCTGCTGGGATGACAGCGGAGCAGCTTCGCATATATAACCTTGAGCTTAAAAAGCAAGAGGCAATCACAAAAACATATGGAGCTGCCAATCGCGATCTAAAAGAAAGAGCAATTATTGCTGCCGATACTTTGATTATGGAAGAGAAGTTGGCGCAAGAAAAAGAATCTATTGAGCAAAGAAAGCGTGATGCGATCAAAAAGACAAGGGAGCAAGAGAAGTCCTATCAAGAGCAATTTAAGCTAGACGAAAAAACTAGGCTTGAAGAACAGAGAATTGTCAATCAAGGATTGCTTAGTCTTGAAGATAACCTTTTGAAGAACAAAACAGATAAGCAAAAAGCTGGTTATCGAGTTGCGGTAAACCTTCTGGATCAAGAAAAACGCACTCGCGCAGTCAATATCGTTTCTACCTCTTATGAGGCGGCGATGAAGGCTTATGCGGCGATGGCTGGAATCCCTATTATTGGCCCTGCGCTTGGCGCGGCGGCTGCTGCAACCGTTATTGCTGCTGGCGTTAGTTTTGCCGCGCAGTCCCTAGCAGGCCGAGCATTGGGCGGTCAGGTTCGCGCTGGCGAATCCTATGTAGTGGGTGAGCGTGGCCCAGAAATCTTGACTATGGGATCTACTGGCCGGATTACGCCGAATGACAAAATCCAGACCTCTCAGACCGAAGTGGGCAATAGAAATGTGAATGTCAGCTTCAATATTAGCACCGTAGATGCTGCTGGATTTGATACTCTATTGCAGTCCCGTAGAGGGCAAATTATCGGAATTATTAACACCGCCATGAATGAGCGCGGAAGGCCAGCATTAGCATGAGTTATCCGACCGACCCAGAATTTAAGGCTGTCAATGTAACCAGCAGACACTCCAACCTATCCTCTGAAACAGTCTCAGGAAAGGTTCAGGTGAGGGCTTTAGGCGGCCAAAAATGGACATTCACGGCTAAGTACAACCCAATGACACGGGCAGAATTTATGCCTGTGTATGCCTTCGTTACGGCCCTACAGGGACGTTTTGGCACATTCACCATCATCCCTCCGGTGATCAGCTCCACGAGTGGAACGGCCTCTGGAACGGTTCTGGTGAACGGGGCGCACACTGCCGGAGATAAGACGATTGCCATTGATGGCCTAACCGGAACGCTAAAGGCGGGCGATTTCATCAAGTTTGCAGGACACGACAAGGTTTATATGGTTACGGCAGATCGTGCAGGGGCTGGAACTCTATCCATTGAACCGGGGATTGTAGAAAACCTTGCAAATGATGAGGCTATTACCTACAACAATGTGCCATTCAAGATGCGTCTCACTAATGACGTACAGGAATACAGCCTCTCTGCAAACGAATACTTTGAGTATGAGATTGACATGGAGGAAGTCCTCTAATGGCTCGTTCCATCAATGCCTCCACTCTGGCAGAGATGGAGAAATATGCAGTCAAGATTTCTCATCTTGTCAGCCTTGACCTAGCCTCTACTGTTTATTTGACTGACGCTGGGCATGATATTTCCTATGGCGGGAATACTTATGAAGCATCCAGCCATTTGCTAGAAATTGGGTCTGTTAACGAAACATCCGATGTCCGTGTAGGGACGGTAAATCTAACTCTGTCCGGCGTGAACCAGACGTTCATATCAGCCTTCTTGAATGCGTCTTATATTGGAGCGCAGGCATTGATTTATCGAGTATTCCTAGATGTCAATGGAGCGATTATTGGCTCGCCAATCTTGATCTATGACGGAAGAATTGATGGGTTTGACATTAACGAATCTAAGACAGACTCAACAATCAATGTTCAGTTTGCCTCGCATTGGTCAGACTTTGAGAAGAAGTCAGGCCGCTACACAAACCCAAACTCCCAAGCCCTGTTTTTTACTGGCGATAAGGGATTTGACTTCGCTGCGAATATCGTCAAAGACTTGAAATGGGGTAGACCCTAATGGGCATTTTTGATTTTGTTAGTGATGTCTTTGATTTTGTAGGCGATGTATTTGGCGAGGTTGTATCGTGGTTTGTTGATATACCTGAGCCGCCGAATTACGAAGATAACTATCGAGGCGTTCTGCTTAATAAGCAGAGTAACCTCGCACAGATTCCTGTTGTGTACGGCCAAAGACAGGTTGGCGGAACTCGCGTATTTGTTGAAACTTCTGGAACTGACAACGAATATCTGTACATCTGCCTTGTGCTTTGCGAAGGCGAGATTCAAGCGATTGGTGACATTTACATCAATGACATTCTGAGTACAGATAGCCGATTCTCTGGCCTTGTCAGCATCGACAAAAAGCTAGGCTCTGATACGCAAACCGTCAGCAGCGTTCTTCTTAATGCTCCAAGCTGGACTTCAGATCATACCCTGACGGAACTGAATACACGACAAATCCAGCAATTTGTATGTTGGATTACATGACAAATTCAAGATATGGGAAAGGATTAAGCCTTAATGACATTGACTTAGATTCATTTGAAACCGCCGCCGATATTTGTGATGGTCAAGTTGTTGAATATACAGGCGGTGGATATGTTGATTTGTTTTCATGCAATGCAGTAATCGACACAAGCAAAAACATTATTGAAAATGTAAAAGTTCTGCTGTCTGGGATGCAGGGTCTTTTGACCTACTCTCAAGGCAAGTACAAACTGATTGTCGAGAATCAAGGGACTGCCTCTTACGCATTCACCGAGGACAATATTCTCGGCGGCATCACGATCAACGGCGAAAAGAAGCGTGATCGATTCAATCGCGTAATTGCTACCTTTGCCAATCCAGAAAAGAACTGGCAACAGGATCAGATCGAATACCCAGAGGCAGGAAGTGCAACTTATACGACCCTGCTTGGCGAGGACAATGGATTTGAATTAGAAAAGCGCGCTGCGCTGGAAACAGTCACCAATGTCTATCAGGCCAGAAATCTGGCATATACGATCCTGTATAAATCTAGGAACGGAATCAGAGCATCTTTCTTGGCTACCGTAGATGCGCTACAGCTTGAGGTTGGTGATATTGTTTCTGTAACCCACTCATCTCCGGGATGGTCTGCAAAGCCATTTAGAATTACTGGCCTGTCGTTGCAGCCAGATGGAAATGTTGGCGTAACGCTCCAAGAGCATCAGAACAGCGTTTATGTCTGGAACGAAGGCGATGAAGTTCCTGTTTACGCAGACACGAATCTTCCAGATCCATTCCAAGTCACTGCTGTTGATGTTAATACCGTTTCTGTGGCGAGTTCAGAGGCGATCAACGATAACGGCAGTTCGACACAGAGATTTCTGGTTTCATGGACTGAACCATCGGATGAATTCATTACTGAATATGTGGTTCAGTACAAGGAATCATCTTCAGCAAGCTGGAATGGCGAGGTAAAGACAGATTCATCACCGATCTATATTTCAGGCATCCAATCTGGCGTTGCTTACAATGTAAGGGTCAAAGCACTCAATGCAATCGGCGTATCTTCAGTTTGGGCTACCCTTGCCAGCGCAGTGACAGCGGCGAATCTGACTACCGAGGCTGGCGGAGGGAATGTCACTTATTATCAGAACACAGCACCAACTGGCGACATAACCGAAGGCGACCTGTGGTTCGATACAGATGATGACAATAAGCCATATAGATGGAATGGCTCATCTTGGATCTCTGTGCGAGATGGTGGAATTGCGCAAGCGATAAGTGATGCCGCTGGCGCGCAAGCGACTGCTGACGGCAAGGTAACAACTTTTTATCAGAATAGCGCACCAACCGCAGATGGAATTGGCGATTTGTGGATAGATACCGACGACAACAACAAATTGTATCGTTGGAGTGGATCTGCTTGGATAAATGTTCAGGATGGTCAAATAGCAACAGCAATTTCTGATGCTGCTACTGCGCAGGCCACGGCAGATGGGAAAATTGTTACCTTTTACCAAACTGGCGCACCATCAGGGGCTTCTGTTGGAGATATTTGGTTCGATACCGATGATAGTAATAAAGTATATCGTTATAACGGAAGCTCTTGGGTA